GAACCGTGTGGCGGCGTCCAACCGCTTCAAGGCTGACCTGCACGTTCCCATCCATTCCAACGCCTGCAACGGCAAGGCCAGCGGTACGCACCTGTTCTGTTACAGCGGTGACCGGAACAGCGCCGGGTACAAGGCGTGTCAGGCGGTGCTGGATGTGCTGGGGCCTGTGACGCCGGGTGCGCCGGATGTCATCCGGGCGTATCCCGCACTGTACGAGGTGAAGCACCCTGCCGCCACGACGGTGTATATCGAGGTGGACTTCCACGATGTGCCCAGTGTTGCACAGTGGATCATCGACAACACCACCCTGATCGGCGAGACCATCGCCAAGGGGCTGTGCAATGCGTTGGGTGTGACGTTCGTGGAGAGCGAAAACGCGCCGGTGCCGGTGCCTGCGGAGAAGGACACGACGCTGCCCATGCAGGTGCGGATGCTCAAGCGCGGCATGGCGGGCGCGGACGTGAAGACCCTGCAAGCGGCGCTGGTCGCCTACGGATTCTCCTGCGGCGCGGCCGGTGCGGACGGTGACTTCGGCAGCGGCACGGAGACGGCGCTGAAGAAGTTCCAGACCAAGTACGGCCTCGGCGCTGACGGTATCGCCGGGAAGGGGACTTGGGGCAAGCTGCTGGGACAGTAAGAAAATCGTTTTTTCTATGTGAAGAGAGCGACACATTTACGGATCCAAAACTCTGGACGAAACAGGGATAACGATGCGCCGACCCCTGCTTCCACCAAAGCTCCGCAAGTCCACGGCGAATATGATCGCCATGAATACAACTTACCGAGACATCCGCGCAAGACTGCGCAGTATGTCCCCGCAACGCGCCATTGATTACGTTGCCGCGCTTGAGCTTCCGGGAGACGAGGCGTTTTGCATCATCGCGTGCGACGTTAAGCAACAATCCCGCCAGCAGGTAGCAAACAGGCTGTTTTCATCGGTCGAGTATGTCAAGAAGTGCCGCCGCAACGGTTACCAAAAGATTGCCGACCATATCAAAAACCCATAAAGTAAAGACCCAACAAAGACCTTTTTCAGGCTCTTTGTTGGGCCTTTTTTGTTGTATGTTGTGAGATATACAGGGGGTGTCGAAATGAGTGTAATGGAGCGGCTGTTGACGTGCGGGTATACGGCGGATATGGCGCGGGATATATGCGACCAATACGGAGCGGACTTTGCTGGATTGCTTTTCCTTGTGCGCATCGTGGAGCTTTTCCACGACGATAGGCGCGAATATGTATAGCTACTACAATGAAAACCCACGAGGTAAAAACGTAGGCGACTGTACCGTCAGAGCCATATCAAAAGCAACTGGCAAGGACTGGGGTGAGACGTACCTCCGGCTTTGCGTACAGGGATATCTTGACGGGGATATGCCGTCGGCTAATTCCTGCTGGGGCGCTTATCTTCGGTCGGTAGGGTTCCGACGGTACATCGTGCCGGATACCTGTCCTGATTGTTACACAGTTGGCCGTTTTGCCGATGAGCACCCATTTGGGACGTATATTCTCGCGCTCTCCGGTCATGTCGTGTGTGTACAAGATGGTGTTTTATATGACAGCTGGGACAGCAGCAACGAAACAGTTTTGTATTATTGGGAAAGGACGGATGAAGCATGAACTATCCCTACTACGGAAACCCCTATATGCCACCGATGCAGGACAACCTCGCCCAGCTGAGGCAGCAGCAGATGCAGGCCATTCCGCCGATGCCGCAAAATCCCCTGCCGCAAAGCGGCGTGCAATGGGTATCCGGCGAACAGGAGGCAAGAAGCTGGATGGTCGCGCCCAATGCGGCGGTGGCGCTGTGGGATTCGACAGCTCCCACGGTGTATCTGAAACAGGCCGATGCAAGCGGCAAACCGACGCTCAAGGTGTATGACCTTGTGGAGCGGCTTGCAAGCGCTCCTGATACGCAGAAAGCGCCCGCTGCTGAATATGTGACCCGTAAGGAGTTTGACGCGCTGGCGGCGCTTGTGAGCGAAATGAAGGGCAAGAAGCGCAAGGAGGAAAAGAGCGATGAATAATCCGTTTTTCGGTGCAATGGGCGGCGGCAACGGCTTTATGCAGATGGTGCAGCAGTTCAAGCAGTTCAAGGCGAATTTCCAGGGCGACCCTAAAGCGGAGGTCGAAAAGCTTTTGCAGAGCGGCAAGCTCACGCAGCAGCAGTTGAACCAGCTCCAGCAGATGGCGAAGCAGTTTCGAAGTCTGATGGAATAAGCAAAGTCTAAGCAAAAACATAAGACAAAACATAAGACGAAACATAACTTGTTTCTTGATCGTGGCCGCGATTCAGATAAATTACATCAATAAAAAGGAGTGATACTATGTCTCTTTCCGAGGGTATGCCCACCATGACCATGCCTGTGGCCCCTGCCAATGGCAGCGGTAACGGCTTTGGCTTTGGCGGTGACGGCGCGTGGTTCCTTATCATCCTGTTCCTGTTCGCGTTCTGCGGCTGGGGCGGCAATGGCTGGGGCAATAGCGGCAATTCCGGCGGCGTGGTGGACGGCTATGTGCTGGCCTCCGACTTCTCCAACATCGAGCGCAAGATGGACATCATCAACGGCGGGCTGTGCGACGGCTTCTATGCTGTGAACAACACGCTGTTGACCGGCTTCGGCAATGCCGAGCTGTCTCGCGCCAACCAGCAGGCCGCACTGATGCAGCAGCTCAACGCCATGCAGATGCAGGCGGCAAACTGCTGCTGCGAGAACAGAGCCGCCATCGCGCAGGTTCGATACGACATGGCGACGCAGGCGTGTGACACGCGGAACACCGTGCAGAACGCCACACGCGACATCGTGGAAAATCAGAACGCCAACAGCCGCGCCATCCTGGACTTCCTGACCAACTCCAAGATGCGCGATCTGGAGAGCGCAAATCAGGAGCTGCGTCTGGCCGCGTCTCAGGCGGCGCAGAACAACTACCTGATCTCCCAGCTGCGGCCTACGCCCATCCCGGCGTATGCATCCTGCAACCCGTGGGCTGGCAGCTACACCGGCTGCTCCGGCTGCTGACAACTGCATAGAAATCTATTTCCAAAACGGAAATTGTTCAGCTCCGGGCTGATATTGAAAGGCGGCGGGGCAATAGCTCCGCCGTCTGCACTTTTGAAAGGAGTGAGTATTTTGGCTGAATATGTAAATACCAACATTGTTTCTGTTCCTGCCGGACAGAATGTGCCGCTGACGGAAACTGCTGTTGCGGGCAAGTCCTGCATCGTACACCGCGAGGGCAGCGGACAGGTGTTCTTACGCGGTCTGACAAACCAGTGCAAGGCACGGTTCCGCGTGTCCTTCGGCGGAAACATTGCCATCCCCACCGGTGGCACGGTGGGCGCAATCTCCGCTGCGCTGGCTATCAACGGAGAGCCGCTGACCAGCGCCGTGGCCACGGTAACGCCCGCCGCCGTGGAGAACTATTTCAATATCTTCGTCGCTGCCAACGTGGACGTGCCGAGGGGCTGCTGCGTAACGGTGGCGATGGAGAACACCAGCGCTCAGGCGATCAGCTTTGCCAATAGCAACATGATCGTGGAGCGCGTCTGCTGAAAGGAGGTAAAGCATGAGCATGAAATCTATGTATGAGCTGCGCGATATGCTTTGCGATGAGCTGGACGAAATTGCCAGAAAGGGTGAGCTTGGCGCAGGTGACCTGGATATCGCGCACAAACTGGCAAGCACCATCAAAAATCTGGATAAAATTGAGGCAATGGAAGATGGCGGCTATTCCAGAGCAGGGTATCAGCCGCGTCGGTATCCGCACGATGAGTACGGAGGTGGTAGCTCCTACGCAAGAAGCCGAAAGCATTATGTCCGGGGTCATTACAGCCGCGACAGCGCACGCGACGGAATGAGACGGCAGTTGCAGGATATGCTGGATAGCGCAGACGATGACACCATCCGAAGCGCCATTCAGCGCTGCATGGACGTGCTGGAGGACGAAAGGGGGTAAACACCCCATGATTGATGAGACCGAGATCAAAAGGTGGATAGCGCGGTTAGAAACCGAAGAGTCCAGCTGGACAAACTATGAACGCCTTGCCGTGCTGTATACGGTGCTTAACCAGCAAAACGACGTTAACGACAGAATGTCGCCAATGCTGTATTCCGCCGCTCCTGCACCGGTTGAAGTTTTCGGCGACAGCGACTTTCTGCGGGCCGTATCAGCTGTTGATCCAAGTGTGGCATGGGCGGTTATGGACGAACTGATGGACAGTTTGAAAGTTGTTAACGAGCGCGTCTACAACAGCGTCATGCGTAAACTCGATAGGTAAAAAATCCCCCGTCATTTACGGCGGGGGATTTTTAGGCATACTTACCCTTTGTGTCCGCAAAGGTAAAATATGCCTAACGCGGCATTACGAAAAACGCGCCATCGTTGTCTGCATCAATCCGCTTGATGAAGCGCGTCCAGAATTCCTTTTTTTCTTCCCGAGAGTATGTGCCATATTCGCCCAGCCCGTTTCTCAAGGCGTCGAGGTCTGTCTTCGGCTTTTCCTCCACGGTTTCGAGGGATCTTTTCAAGATCGAGTATTCCGCTTTATAATCGTCAAGCTCAATCAAATCGTTTAGGTATAGCGTTTTTAGCTTGCTCATTTTCTTTCGTATCGAGTCCGCGCTTTGCGTGGGCTTTTTTTCGGCCTTTTTGTAGTACCTATTGTTCCGCTCTGCGATTCCAGCAAGCTCGTGTAGTAGGTAGTTTTCCAACACGTCCTCTCGTATCCTTTTTGTGTGCGGGCAAGAGGTGTTATCAAGCATCCGCGTCCGGCATCGGTAATATGTATATGTCTTCTTTACGGTTTCCGATTGCATCGTTTTCCCGCATTCTTTACAATGCAGTATCCCGGAAAACAGATACACGCGGTCTGTGTCAACTCCCGCACAGCGTTGTGACCGCTGGCGAATAATATCATTTACAATGTCAAAGTCTTGCTTGCTCACCAACGCGGGGCAAGCATTTTCGATGCCGTAAACCTCGCCGATGTAAAGTCGGTTACGGAAATAGTTTACATACTTGCTGTAAGCACGGTCAATGCCCCATGTGTCAAGCATATATCGCTTTACGGCAAGGACGCTTTTTAGCCGGATAAACGCCGCGAACATATCTCGCGCCGCATCTGCTGTGCCGTTATCAATCTGGTATTGCCTGTCCTTGATGGCATACCCTAAAGGCGCTTTTGAGCCTGCCGGTTGTCCTTTTGCCCGTTTCCCATCGTTGATAAATTTGATTCGTTCACTCGTGCGGTCGGCCTCATCCTGCGCGACTGACAACATGATATTGACTTTCAAACGCCCTGATGCGGTGCGCGTTTCGTAATCTTCTTCCGTCGCTTGCCATGTTACGCCGTACTGGTCGAGCTGTGTTTGTACATCGTAATACCCCGCGACATTGCGAAACCAGCGGTCAAGTTTGACAAACAGAATCATGTCTATCTTACCGTCTTTGCAATCGCCCAGCAGTCGCAGGAGCGCCGGACGCTTTTTATACGGCTTTCTCGCGGATATTCCCGCGTCCTCATATATGCCCACCACGGTCATTTTATTTGCTTTTGCATATCTTATCAGCGCGTCCCGCTGCTCTTGCAGGGACAGGCCATGCCGCGCCTGTTCTTCGCTTGAGACGCGGATATACAAAGCCACTCTTATCAAAGCCGCTCTCATCAAATCCCCCTCCAAAATCCGTAATCTATACAATGAAAATCAATGTACACGCACCACGCAGCGAGAAGAACAATTATAAAAAACATTATAGCAATCACGCCGTTGCGGATACGCACTCCACGCCGCATGATCTCGATCATGTCTGCTTTTGCGTCAACATGGCGTTCCAGCTCATCATTCCGCGCCTGCAAAGTTTCCTCGGTCGGCGTCAGGTGTTCGGAAATTTCGAACGTCTCGTCAAGGGATATGCCCATTGCCTTGCAGATTGGCGCGACAGTGTAAATGGACGGCGACTTTGAAAACTTGGAAAAGAAATTCTGCACGGTGGACAACGGTACGCCGGAAGTGTCGGAAATGTCCTGATAGGTCAGTTTCAATTCTTCTTTGCGGATTCTACACACCTCTTGAATGTTCATTTGCATCACCTTAATTTCTCCGATTTTGGCGTCGCGAAGTCGCAAGATGAGGGCTTACCGAACCTCACCAAACGCTGTTTTATTGCAAGGTTTTGGCGTTGAAGTAGTCAAGCAACGCGGAGTATGGTCAAATCATGCAGCGGCGACCGCTCCTCGCTGCCTGCAAAAAGGCACTGCCGTTTGTTGCGGAGAGCGGCAGTGCCTTTACTTTGAGATATAGATGCTTGCACCGCTATGTGCAACAATCGACATATAGTCCCGTTACTATAAATATTGGAGGAACACAAAATGTTGTCTAATGACGTGAAAAATGATACAATAAAAGAACAGATTGTGCGGAAAGACAATAAAAGCAACAAGAACGATCAAACTTGCCTTGAGAGTTTGCGCAAACGAATCCTTGAAATGATAGACCAGTTACCCCCTGCGGATTGCGCAGAAGTATTTTCAAAATTAAAAGAAAGAGGTGTGCTATGAAGGGCTATGAGTTTGACATTTCCAAACTGGCAGAGAACAGCATCATTATGAAAGGCCAGATCAACGACGTTGTATTTGGATTGAAGGAAATCTCAGACAAGATTGACACGCTAATTGCGCTCAAGCAAGTTGAATTATCACTCCTGCAACAGCAGCGAGCGCCGCAATGCCAGAAAGAACAGCAGTAATAATAAACCGCATTTTCTCGCGGCGTTCCTTTTCGCCTTGCTCTTTTTGCAGCCGCTCATGGTCTTTCCGCTCCGCTTCGGTTTTCATGCGGTCTTGCGGATTTGATGGGTAGAAAGTAGGCATTACATTAGCTCCCGCATTTTTTTACTAAGCTCATCGAAAACGGCCAGCGCCGTATCTTTATCAGTTATTTCCCTGACAGCTTTAATAAGCGCGTCCTTTTCGCCCTCGCCCTCTGTGGCGGGGGCTTTTCCTTTTGCCATATTGTTATCAAGCAGCAAATTTACCAGATCAATTTCGTCCTGTTTCACCAGAATTTCTTCCGGCGTGGTTTGCAGCAGGACGCACATACGAGCGGCTTCTTCGGGGGACGGTAAATTCTTTCCGCGCCTAACCTCACTTATCCATCTCTTGTGTTTACCAACCATTTGCGAAAACGACGCTTCGCTCCAACTTTTATCCGAAACCATCTTTGCTATCGAATTTATGTTTGGCCGAACTACATCCCTTTTTGGCATATTTTACTCCCCAACAAATTGCAAGGCAGCAGCGTGTACGTCATGTTCAAATTTTTCATTTTCAACAAATATACGTTTTTTGCGCTTGTGCTTGTTGTTTTTAATTACGTCAATTTTTCTTTTTTCTATTTCGTTGATTTTATCTTCAAAATACTTGTTGTTCAATCCGCCACGGTGAATCGCTTTTTTTAACCAAAAGATAGCGTTGTCAAATTCCCACTCCTGCTCATATAACTTGGAAAACATATTGCATGTAAATGTAAAGTTTAACGATGCAAATTTGTCTAAAACAGTAAATGGTATTTCTCCAATTGATTCTTCAAACGCTCCGATTGCCGCAATCCTAAAATCAGCTCCTTTGTTCGCAAACGCATAAGCAACCGCGAATTTATCAAAAGCCGATGCCGAATTTCTATATTTTGTTACGGCAATTTCAAAAAGTACATATCGTGGCTTGTACGTTATTACATACGCTTCGTTCACAAGCCCAAGAGACTGATATGCCGAAGGGTACTTTGTTTTAACGTTAAATAGCACATTTCTAATGACATCCGCTTCATGTTGCGAAAAACGAGTGAAATCATACTTATTAGTCGGCGTGATAATGCTTTGTGATGGATCTTGTTTATACTGTTCTGGATAATAGACATACGGGTTATTTGAGCCTTTAGGCCGCGCAAGAATTAAGTCAATATCTAAAAACATATCTACCACAAAAAAGGCGGAATTTTTGTGCAACTCTACAAAACTTACAAAATGGTCGTGTTTCGCTTTACAACGCACGAAACGTAAGCTATAATGAACTCGTGAGTTATCATTGAGGCAACAAAAAACCAGACCCCCAAAGAAAAATCCTTTTTGCGGGTTTCATAGCCGATATTTTGTTGGCTGACACTTACATAATAGCGGCGGCGGTCGAGATTGTCAAGTGAAAACTCACATTGACTGCGGCGGGGAAAACATAAGACCGGCGAGGGGCTGTCCTCACCGGCCAATGTCCAAATTTGTTTACCCAATGCCCCTTGCAGGCTTTCGCCGCCGTATCAGTTGCTGCATTTAGCCAGTTTAACGCGCTTTGGCAACCGCTGTTGCGACCCGGCAGGAAGGGAACAGGCAAAATCAAAAGGTTGGTCACGAAAACCACCTCCTTTGAAGTTGCCCAAAGAGGGCTAATGGCAGTATAGCAAATCTCCCCGCCGCAGTCAATGAAATCTCACATTGAAGGGAGGACATGAGTTTTGACAATGAGAGAGCTGCGAGAACGCTCCGGACTGACCCGCGCACAGGTGGCGAAGAAGCTGAATGTTGATCTATCCTGCGTGACGCATTGGGAGCTGGGAGACTGGCGACCGGCGCGGAAGTACCACAAGAAACTGGCGAAGATGTACGGCGTGACCGTGGACGAGCTGTTTGAATCCAGCGATGGGAAGTAAAAAAATGCCCCGCCCAATGTTGCAGCATCGAGCGGGGCGGGTGGGACAAATTTCACCACAAGATATTGTGTCCGTGCTTATTGTAGCACGGGAGAAAGGAAAAGGCAATGAGTAAAAAGCCGGAGTACAAAATCATTTGGGTAACGCCACCAGACCCCGTAAAGCTGGGGAAGATCATGGGCGAGATTTACGCCCGTGGAAGAGGGCTTGAGTTTGTCGGCCTTGTGCCGAACGAGAAGAAGTGTGGAGGTGCGAAATGAGCGCGCTTGCATGGGCGCTGGCGTTTATCGGCGCGGCGTGGCTGAGCTGGGCTATCGTCAAGGGCGTGGAGGCGCTGGGGCGATGAGAGAGCGGAACAGGCGGGCGCGGGAGTATTCCCGGCGCTGCTGGGCGCGGCGGTGGAATAGGCGGCTTTGGATCCTCAATATCCTGCTTGGGCTGGCTATTGCCGGTATCCTCCTCTGGGCGCTGACGCTGCCGGAGGCACAGGAGCCGGAGGACATCCCCCCTCCCCTGCCTGCCGCGGTGCAGTCGGCGGTGCTGTCCGCCGCAAAGCCACCGGAGAATCTGCTGGTCTGCGATATCACCGGCTACTGCGCGTGCTGCACACCTTATGCGGACATCAACCGCAACGAGGCGGGGCAGGTGCTGACGGCCTCCGGGCGGTGGGTGGACATCGGTGAGGCGGTGGCAGTAGACCCGGACATTATCCCGCTGGGCAGCACCGTGACCATCGGCGGGGAAACGTATATCGCTGCCGATACCGGCGTGTACGGCTACACGGTGGACGTGCTGATGACCCACGAGGAGGCGCGCCGCGCCGGAGTACAAAGGGTGCTGGTGAGATGGGAATGACCAACTGCCCCATTGAATGCCCCAATAGGCGGGTGGGCTGCCGCACCGGCTGTCCCGTTTGGGAGCAGCACGAGGCGGAGAAAGCCATCTCCTATGCGGAGCGGGTCAAGAACAACGAGTTTAAGGAGTACAAGGGGCGCGTGATGCGCAAAGCATACAAGCGCATACAACAGGGCGCGAAGGGAGGACGGAAATGAACCGATTGAAGGAACGGCGGCTGGAGCTGGGGCTGACGCAGGAGGCGGTCAGCGGGGTGCTGAAGCTGGTGGATCCCCGTATCGACACCTGCATGGTGAGCCGGTTTGAAAACGGCGTGTGTCTGCCCACGGAGGAGGTGCTGACGGCGCTGGAGGCGGCACTGCGTACCAGCCGGGCATATCTGTACGGCGACGAGGACAAGGCCGACATCCCCCAGCGGACGGCGGAGACGGAGCGCATCGCGGCGCTGATTCCACACGGGCGGCAAAACGCCATCAGCCGTGTGGAGTTGGCGGCGGCGATGCAGACCTCCGACCGGATGATGCGCAAGGCCGTCAGCGAAGCCAAGCGGCAGGGCGTGATGATCTGCAACGACGGCGAGGGATACTACCAGACGGAGGAGCTGGGAGATCTGTACCGGCAGTACAAGCGGGACACGGCGCGGGCCATGTCCATTCTAAAGGCGCGAAAACCGATGCGGGACGTGCTGAAAGCGGCGGGGCGACCGGTATGAGAAGCGTGATGCAGTATTGGGAACCGGAGCGGCCCTTAGAGCCGAAGGACTACGATATGCCCGTCTGCCCCGTGTGCGGGGAGGAGACGGACACCTACTACAAGAACAAGGACGGCGTCATCGTTGGATGCGAGTTTTGCATTGAGACGGTGGACGCATGGGAGGAACAGAAATGAGTATGAGTTTGTATCACATCGACCAGGAACTGGAGAACCTGATCGACCACGAGACCGGCGAGGTGCTGGATTTTGATGCGTTCGAGGCGCTGCAAATGGCGCGGGACGCCAAAATCGAGGGCGTACTCTGCTGGACAAAGAATCTGGCGGCGGAGGCAAAGGCCATCCGCGAGGAGGAGAAGGAGCTTGCTGACCGCCGCAAGGAGCTGGAGCGCAAGCGGGAGAAGCTGCTGGACTACGCAGAGAAAGCGCTGGGCGGCGCGGCATTCCAGACGGCCAAGTGTGCCGTCACATACCGCAAGAGTACGGCGGTGGAGATCACCGACATGGACGCGGTGGTGCAGTGGTGCATGGACAACGGGTACGCCGGCAAGATCACCTATGCCCAGCCGACGGTAAGCAAGACGGACATTGCGCCGCTGCTCAAGTCCGGCATGGCCGTGACCGGCGCGGTGCTGTGTGAGCGGTCGAACATGGGGGTGAAGTGATGGGCGCACATATCTACGGTAAGCTGATGATTATCCAGCAGGAGCTGAAAGCACCGAAGGGGCAGTACAACAGCTTTGCGAAGTACAACTATCGGAGCTGCGAGGACATTCTGGAGGCAGTAAAACCTCTGTGCATCAAGAACAACGCCACGCTCCTGCTGAATGATGCGGTGCAGGAAGTATTCGGCAGATTTTACGTTGTGGCCACCGCAACGCTGGTAGACACAGAGAGCGGCGACAGCGTATCTGTAACTGCGTATGCCAGAGAGCCGCAGGACAAGAAGGGCATGGATGACAGCCAGATCACCGGCATGGCATCCAGCTACGCCAGAAAGTACGCATTGAATGGGCTGTTCTGCATTGACGACACCAAGGACGCAGACACGGACGAAGCCAAGCGACAGGAGGATGCGCCGAAGAAGCGTGAAAAGAAACAGGAGAGCAAGCAGGAGGCGCCGGTGCTGTGTGAGTGCTGCGGACTGCCCATCAAGCCGGTAAAGTGCGGGGATCGTGTGTATCCCACCGACGAGATCGTAGAGAACGCGGTAAAGAAGTACGGCAAGCGGCTCTGCTGGGGCTGCATGAGAGCGGAGAACAACCATGCGGCAGGTAACGGTTAAAGCGGCGCGTTGGTCGCAGGACAGCGAGGGCGCGTGGCTCTGCCTGCGGGTGAAGTCACCGGAGGCGGCGATGGAAGTCTGTGATGCGCTGAAGCCGGGCAAGGCGTACACCGCCACCATCAAGGGCAAGGGACGGAGCCTCGATGCCAACGGGTATGCGTGGGTGCTTCTGGACAAGCTGGCGGCGCACTACGGCGTTGCGAGAGAGAAGGTATACCGGCAGGAGATACAGAGCATCGGCGGCGTCAGCGAGGTGCTGTGCCTGCGGGAAAAGGCGGCGGAGGCGTTCTGCCGGAGCTGGGAACGCAACGGTATCGGCTGGATGACAGATACCGGCCCCAGCAAAATCAAGGGCTGCGTAAACGTGACCGTCTGGTACGGCAGCTCCGTATACGACACAGAACAGATGGCGCGGCTGATAGATGCCATCGTGCAGGACTGCCGGGATGTGGGCATTGAGACTATGACGCCGCGAGAGCTGGATGCCCTGGTGAGCCGGTGGGGAGAGGTGAGCGTATGAACGACAAGCGATGCTTTTTGTGCGGGCGGAACGACCCCAGTGACCCGCTGGAGCGCCACCACATTCTCGGAGGCGCGAACCGGAAGAAAAGCGAGAAGTACGGCCTTGTGGTGTACCTGTGCGGCAATCGCTGCCACCGGAACGGGCGCGGCGCGGTACACAAGAACGGCGACCAGATGCGGCGTCTGAGGCGGTACGGGCAGCTCAAGGCAATGGAGGAGCAGGGCTGGACGGAGGAGGACTTCCGCCGCGAGTTTGGAAAAAGTTACTTATGAGAGGAGATAAGAAATGCTGAACAAGATTTTCATTATGGGCCGCCTGACCCGCGATCCGGAGCTGCGCAGGACGCAGAACGGCACCGCCGTCACCAGCTTCACGCTGGCGGTAGACCGGGACTTTAAGAACGCGGACGGCACCAAGGACACGGATTTTATTGACGTGGTGGCGTGGCGTAACACCGCCGAGTTCGTATCCAAGTATTTCTCCAAGGGCCGTATGGCCGTGGTGGAGGGGCGTTTGCAGCTGCGGGACTGGACGGACAAGGACGGGAACAAGCGCCGGAACGCCGAGGTGCTGGCGGACAACATCTACTTTGGCGATGCTAAGAAGGACGCGGACAGCGGCGCGGCGCGACCCACCGGCTTTACCGAGGCAGCACAACCCACCGGCTTTACCGAAATCGAGGATGACGGCGACCTGCCGTTCTGATGGGAGGGGTAAGCGGCATGGATTACTGGCACAAGCGGTACACCTGCCCCTACTTCACCAGCAGCGAGAAACGGCGGGTCTGCTGCGAGGGCGGCAGCCGCGTCAGCTTCGAGACGGGCGGCGCGGCATCCCGCTTCATGAACCAATTCTGTGCCGGTGCGTGGGAGCATTGCACCATCGCACGGCACCTGACGGACGAGTACGAGAGAAAGGAAGAAAAGAATGGGAAAGATGCAGGATGAGATCAAGGGTCTGCGGCGGCAGAATCGGCACCTGGAAAACATCGTACAGCGCCAGCGGCAGCACATCGAGGACGCGGAGAGCGTGATCGAGGCGTTCAAGCGCGGCATGGATGCGCACTACGCCGCCTGTGCCGTACAGTTTGGCGAGAAGCGTGAGGACTGCGACACGTTGTGGGGCTACCATCTGGAGATCCCTGCGGAGCTGGTGACGCAGGCGCTGACAGACTACACCGTGCAGGTGGCGCTGGACAAGGAGCGCGGCGTTTACGTCATCGGGGCGATGAAGAAGGAGTGAGGCGGTGTGAAGCGCAAACAATTCACGTTTTACAGCTCCTACTGGGATGCGATACAGCCTCTCCCCAAAAAGCAGCAGGCGGAGATCCTGCTGGCGATCTGCGACTATGCGCTGAACGAAACAGAGCCGTCCAGCAGTCTCTCCCCCGCCGCCAGTGTCGCATTTAATTTGATTCGCCCCACACTGGACAGCGGCAGAAATAAAGCCGCCAACCGTCAGAACAAATCAGAATCAAACGGATAACAAAAGCGGAACAAACGCAAAACAAAGACGCAAGGAGAAAGAGGGGGAGAAAGAGAGAGAGTAAGAGAGAGAGGGAGAGGGAGAGTAAGAGAACGAATGTTATATATTACGGCGGCGGGAGTATGTACTACCGGAGGAGGAAGAAATGGACAGATGCGAGGTTGAGAAGCTTTTTACCCTGTTTTCGCAGTTCTGGCCGAACAAGCAGGTCACGGCAAAAATGAAGCTGGCGTGGGAGATCGCCTTAGAGCCTTACAGCTATGCGGACGTAAGAGCCGCCGCCGTCGCCTATGCCAGACGCAATAAATTTTTTCCCGATGTGGCCGATATCACGATGGGCATTGAGCCGCAGGAGGAGAAGACGCAGGAAGAACAAGCACAGGACACGATGGAGCGTTTTGCTTGGATGCGGGACTACGTCCACAAGGAGCGCAAGCTGGACCGTATCTCCCGCTATGCACGGGAACACGGGATGACGTGGCAGGAGGCCAAGGAGGCGCTGGATGGATAAAGGCATCTGGCGCGTGGCCAGAGCGCGGCTGTGCGTGACCTGTTTGCAGGAGATGGCGGCGGATTACATCATCGAGCCAGCGTTCCACGGCTGGGCGCAGGGCGCGTGCCAGCGCTGCGGAAAAGAGCGGAAAATGACGACGATCAAGCGCTACACCATGAGCAGGCGCGGACTGGAGAAAAGAGGGTTGTTGGATGAACAGTGAGGATCTGATGCGGCTGGGGCCTGCGGCACAGAAGCAGGTCATGGAGAAGATGCGAAAGCCAAGCAAGTACAAGGCGCAGAAGACGCGGCGCGGCAAGCTGACCTTCGACAGCAAGAAGGAGGCGGAGCGCTATGACGCGCTGATGCTGCTGCAAAAGGCCGGGGAGATACGGGGGCTTAAATTACAGGTGCGGTACTGCTTGCAAGAGGCGTACACGACGTTTGAGGGCGACCGGGTGAAAAGTATCGACTACGTTGCGGACTTCGTGTACGAGCGCCGGACGGCGCCTGACAGCTACGGCCAGCGGTACTGGCTGCCGGTGGTGGAGGACGTGAAGGGTGTGCGGACGCGGGAGTACGCCATGAAAGCGAAGCTGTTCCGCAATCGGTACGGATTTGCCATCCGGGAGGTGTGAGCATGGCCACGGTATACATGATCGTCACCCGTGACAAGTACCGCTTGCCCCGCTGGTGGGGTACGACCACGGCGGAGCTGGCGCGTCTGTCCGGACGGAAATACAAGAATGTCCGTGTGGGGATCTGCAAAGCGTTCCGGCACGGCGGCAGCTACGGCTGCTACGAGGTGGTGCGTCTGGAGGAGGGCGAGTGATGGGCAAGCAGCATTTGAGCAGAGACGACCGCATCTTTATGCGTGGTAAGCTGCAAGGCACACGGGAGTGCATGGACATGGTGGCGATGGTGTTGATGGACAAATGCGGCTGGCACGTCCAAGAGGAGACAGCGGACAGCCGGGACACGCAGAGCATCGCGTATCTGTACGAGTGTCTGGAAAAGATCACACAGGAAAACAACGAAGGCCGCATCAAGCGGAAGCACATCAAGGACGTGCTGAAGGACGAGTGCGGCGTTGTGTTTGGAGATTAGGAGGTGATTTAGGTGAAACATTTAGGCGATATTACGAAAATAAATGGGGCAGAGATTGAACCCGTTTGGTGTATTACAGGTGGTTCACCTTGTTAGACAGGATTTATCCATCGCTGGGAAACGCGCCGGTTTGGCGGGAGCGCGAAGCGGCCTGTTTATGGAGCAGGTGCGCATCGTAAAAGAAATGAGGGAGGCGGACAAAAGGAATGGACGGACAGGTGACATGGTCAGACCTCGGTATCTCGTGTGGGAAAACGTGGTCGGAGCCTTTAGCAGCAACAAAGGAAAAGACTTCGCAGCCGTGCTCGAAGAGATCATCAAAATCGTCGAGCCGGAAGCCCCCTGTATTGAAGTGCCTGAAAAGGGTTGGCCTACCTGGGGAGGGTATCACGATGAAATGGGAGGACGATGGAGCGTGGTATGGCGAACTCACGACGCGCAACACTGGGGAGTGCCCCAACGCCGTCGTCGTATCTCGGTTGTCGCAGATTTTGGAGGAGACACCGCATCCGAAATACAATTTGACGGCGAAAGCGTGTCTGGGCATTCTGCGGAGAGCGGAGCGTCGGGGGAAGGATTTGCCGAAGCTGCTGAAAGCGGTTTTAATCCGGCAGTCGCAAGGAGCCTCACCGCAAGAGCGGACGGAAGCCCCTGCGCCGACAGAGGCCCCAACATCGTATGCAGTCCGCATCAGGGGGGGCTGTGACGGAGGAGGAAAAGGCGCGTTAGTGCAGACGGAGAAAAGCGGCACGCTGGGTACGGGCAACGACCAGACGATTTTTACGCCCACGCCTATAAACCTGATGGTGGCTACGCGCTGCAAAGCGTTAGGGCGCGGAACAGGGTTTGGCGTAGGAGAACCGGGGGACCCGGCAAACACCATCTCTGCCGCACATTCGCATGGCGTATTTGCAACGGCAATCCCCATAAATGACAAAGCCACCAGATGGCAGGGCGGCGGAGAGAGCCGCAACCACGATGGCAGCGGCAACGGTCTTGGCATCGGCAAAGAGGGCGACCCATCCCCCACGCTGACCGCCGGCGACCGCCACGGGGTAATGTGCATGAATCCTTGGGATGCACAGAGCGCAAGGGTGTACGATCAGGATGGCGCATGGCACAGTTTGAACGCCAACGAGAACGGCGGCATGGCACGGGACAGCGTATTGTGCGCCGGGTTTAAGCTGGGCAACAGCGAAAAGGCGCACAGCATCGGATACGAGGAAGAAACATCCCCCACGCTGAACGCGGAGTGCGGCGGGAATAAGCCCGCAGTGGTGGCGCTGGACATGACACACGCTTGTGACGTCATCCGCGAGTGCGGGGAGCAGGCACCCAGCTTGCAGGCACGAATGGGAACAGGCGGAAACCAAGTGCCGCTGACATACCAAGATGTGACAGGAACGCTTTCCCCCGGCGCTCATGCAGGGAGCTACAACGGGCAGGACGCATACAACGATATGTTGGTGTGCGGGGCATCCCCGGATGTGGCGCACACGCTGCGGGCAAAGGCAAACTGCGCTTATCGGGAGGACGCAGAGACATACCCGGTGCAGAACATGGTCGTGCGCCGCCTGACACCGATGGAATGCGAACGGCTGCAAGGATTCCCGGACCACTGGACGGACATCGGCGAGTGGACAGCCGAAAAGGGGAAGAAGCACAAGGACGCGGACAGCCCACGGTACAAGGCGCTGGGCAACTCCATCGCCCTGCCTTTCTGGGACTGGATGCTGCGGCGCATGGCGCGGTATCTGCCGGAGGGGGCGACGCTGGGGAGCTTGTTCGATGGCATCGCAGGTTTCCCGCTGATCTGGGAACGGATACACGGCAAAAGTACGGCGCGGTGGGCAAGCGAGATCGAGCCGTTTCCAATCGCCGTGACGAAGAAATGGTTTGGGGAGGAATGACATGACAAGAGATGAGATCGTGACCGCGCTGCGGTGCTGTGCAAGCTCGGAAGCGGATTGCAAGGGGAATTGCGCGTTTTTTGGCACGAGCAGCCCCAATGAGGATTGCAGTCAGAGGAAAAATACCGCCGCCGCTGACCTGATTGAGAACCAGCAGCGGCACATCGAGGCGCTGATGCAGGCTAACGCCGCCCTGCGGGATACCGTACTGCGGCGGGATGCGCAGATAGAGAATATGAGCGAGGGACTGGCACAGTTTGCCAAGGCCGTGGCGGCGGAGGAGGAGCAAAGCGAACTGCACGCCATGAAAAACGAGCTGTGCCAATACTGCGGGAAGTACAAACAAGCACACGAGGGCGCCTGTGACGGGTGCCGATGGAAGGAGGAAAAGGCATGAGCAAGAACGTGATGATAAGCATTCGCCCGAAGTGGTGTCAAAAGATTGCTTCCGGTGAAAAGACCGTCGAGGTCAGAAAGACCAAGCCGAACTTGGAAACGCCGGTTAAGTGCTATATCTACTGCACGCAAAGCGGCGACGTGCGCAGGCTGGTCGGTGAGCGCGGTAAGGTCATCGGGGAGTTTGTGTGTGACCGAATCGACCGACTGGTGCGAGTGGGCTTCGACGGGAGCGGTGAGCCTGCAAAATATTGCGTTTGTAACTCTGAAATGTCTGTGTGGCCGATGGATGGCATCTGCGAGGATGCCTGCCTGACGAAGGAGGAACTTGAAAAATACCTTGGAGGATACGAGGGCTACGGTTGGCACATCTCTGACCTGAAAATCTACGACACGCCGAAGGACCTGAGCAAGTTTTCGCGCCCGTTTGAAAACTGCATAGACAAAGTGTGTGATGAATTTGGATGTGCTTCATGCGAAAATGGCGGTCATATTAAGCGCCCGCCACAGAGCTGGTGCTATGTGCAGGAGGTGGAGTGATGGGGGATCACAAGCACAACCCAACGGCCATCGCTGCGAAGAACGGCGAACTGCCGCCGAAGAAAAAGCCAATGGGCACGGCGGAGAGCCGGGAGTTGGTGTACACATGGATACGAGCGCACACGCTGCTGCCCATCATGGGACGCGAGACAAGGAGAGGCTACAATGGCTGAACTAAAACCATGTCCGTTCTGCGGCGGAGAAGCAATACTTGAAACAGTAGATGGCAACGGCCCAGAAGAGTGCTATATATACTGTCCAGAGTGTGATTTTGAAAGTGGCGTATATAGCGAACCCAAATTTATCGTCGAAAAGTGGAACAGGAGGGCTGACAATGGCGACAAGGAGAGTATGTGACCGCTGCGGAGCGGAGATCAACCCGTACAACTCCGTCACCTATGCCGGTATGCGGCGTGTTAAAAACGATATGAACGACAACGACTACGAGCTGTGTGTTTCGTGCGCGCACGAACTGCGGAAGTGGTTCAACGGGGAGGAGAACGACAATGGCTGAATACATCGACAGGGCAGAATACTGCGAAAAGCATTGCCGATGCAGTAATGAGTATTGCGATAGGCAAAGTTGCCCTATCTGGAGAGCACCCGCCGCTGATGTTGCCCCAGTGGTGCATGGGAGGTGGATCTCATTCTTAGACGGTGACCACATCATGCCGGAACGATACTACCGATGCTCACGTTGCGGCAGAGTAGAGAGTAGACGACAGCCGTATTGCCATTGCGGTGCAAAGATGGATGGTGCGGAATGAAAATCTACAAAAATCCGTGGGTGACGCGAGAAAGCTACTTTGTGAAAACTGGTGCTGCAAAGTCGGCAAAGATGGAGGCGGCGAAATCCAGCGGCTATTCTATCGATTTTCTGGACGGTAAGTGGGTCGTTCGTAAGATAGCCTATTATAACAAGTCTCTATCTGAAATGCCTGTTGTTTGCGAAAACAGATGCAGTTTGCAGGCGCGAATTGACAAGGCGATTGTGGACACGGTTCTTGAGTTTGTGGAGGTGACGAAGATGGACGGAGGGAATAGTTGATGATTAAAGTGCTTTGTGATATGTGTGGGCGCGAGATCGACTACGAGGTTGACGGTGTGAATCTGGATTTCAACCACTATGGCGTTGTGAATTTTAAGAAACCTTTTTCTGCGGAGAAACAGCTGTGCCTCTCCTGTGCGGCCAGTGTCTGCAAATTTGTGGAGAACGGCGCGAAGATGGACGGAGGCGACAGCACTGAACGTTGAGCGCCCTGCTTCCTGCGAAAGTGCGCTGCGTGGGTTGCAGCATCAACTCATCGACTGAAAGGAGATATTAAACTATGCAGTTAGAAGTAGCCGTTGAAATTCAGAAGGCTTACAGCAAGCTCACGTCTGGGCAGGTCCCCTTCACCAAGAAGAATATGTGTGCGATTTTGGTGCCACTTAGAGACAAGTACGGCCTGACGGACAGGCAGGTGCTGGCAGTTGCTCGCAACGAATTATCCTTGGAAGAAATCATGCTGCTCAACCAGACTCAGGAGGAGACGAAGCAGCATGGATAAGTACATCTACGGCGAGAGAAAGGACTGCGGCGATGCAGATCGGTGATATGATCCGGGCGCGGTTTCTGACGATGCCGGAGCCGTTCCCCGGCGCCGGGGCGACAAAGGACAATCTGTACCCTGTGCGCAAGGCGACGGTGGTGTATGTGCATCCCAAGGGGCGCTACATCGTGGCGGAGTGCAAGGGCGTGCGGGAGACGTTTTTCCCGGAGGATATTATACAGTGCGATTTGCCGGGGCCTCCTTCGATGGATTATGATTTGGAATACGCGCTGGTTACACTGACGGAAGTGGACAAGAAGATCATGGCCGCATTGGGGTGGAAGTTCTGACATGAACGAATTTTTAGAGTGGCTTAAGAATCTGCGTGCGGGAGACGGTTTTTCATGAGGACGTAAAAATGCTATAAAAAAAGAGGACACCATGCAGGTGTCCTCTTCTGGTCGTCATGGTCTTGTGTAAAGGCCGGATGCCTGCGCCAGCAGGAGGCGGAGATAGTCTGGGCAGTTCCTCACGCCGCGCTCCCAGTCCTCCAGCGTGCGGGTGGGTATACAGTACCGGGTGGCAAAGGCCGCCTGAGATAGGCCGGTGTGCTGCCGGATGTCGCGAATCGTCAAGTGGGCGGCGTCCCAGAGACGCGCCAGCAGGTCGATGCGGTCTGCGGGGATGTCCGCATCCGGCGTATCGCCCCAGACGGAGGACAGCGACCAGTCGGAGACGAAAGCGTCGCGGTCGGACGAAGAAAGCGCTGCGCTGAACAAGGAAAAAAACAGTTTGTCTGTCATTTTAAGTATCCTTTCATAATCAAAATTGTAAAAAGGGAAAGCACCGGAAACCGGTGCTTTCCCTGCGCTTGAAGTGTTTGTCCTTCTCACTATTTCAATCCACGGCGGCGGGATCGCGCCGCACCAGATGCAAGCGCCTCTTGCATCCGACAAAAATAGTTTATCGCGCTGCGCAGGAAATGTCAAGCACCATCATGACCATGCTCCGCCCGCCAGATATGCGGCGTTTTCGCGCTCGGTCTGCTCGTCCTCTGTCAAGGTATTGTCGATCATGTCCGCGATCTGCTGCTGGGTCTTGTAGCGGGTGGTGATGCCAATCTTAATGACGTCAGCGTCGTGGTAGACCGTCCACTCCTCACGGTCCCAGTGGTACTTGCACCAGACATCGCCGGTGGACTTGTCGTAAAAAATCTCCACATACTCCCCCGTGCGGGAGCCAAGGCCCTTGGTGGAGCTGGAGGCGTTGGCCAATGTCTCCTTGTTGATGTTCCGTCCGTGGGTGTTGATCTCCATGCTCTGTTCCTCCTGTTAAAAATGTTCATGGGCGGGGCCGAGTGGATCAGCCCCGCCCGAAGCGTTACTGCTATCAGGCGATCAGCTCTGCTGCCGTAGCGGCCACGCGATCCTCGGCGGCGCGGATGCTGTCCGCCTTGCTGTAGGTGTGCGACACCGGGTCGTCCCGGTAATCGTGCGCGGCGAAGGCGTCCGCTGCGGTCTTGCTGTCAAACCATGCCTCCCGGCGGAAACTGGATCCCCATACTGCGTAAGTGACGGAATAAAAAGTCTTTTTCATGATAGTTCCCTTTCTGCCGCCTGTGGCGTCGGCACTGTTTCTTGATTTATCTATAGATTACCACGCAATGCGTGGTATGTCAAGGGGTGAAATAAAAAAATTAAAAAATTTTTTCCGGTTGAGGGGTGCGCGGGCGATATACATATAGGTATGCTGGATATGCGGGGGCAACCTGCCCGTGCCGATTCATTTCTTTTCTCCTCTTTTCCCGATGGGCGGGGCTTCGGCTCCGCCCTGATGGGGCAATATGCAGACGTAGCTCAGTCGGTAGAGCACCGCGCCAGGAGGTATGTCGTTGGTTCGAGTCCAGCCGTCTGCACCAGATCCAGTGCTCATGCGAAGTACAAGCTGAACGGGCTTCCTGGGATAGAGCACAAGAAGGAAGCAGAAACGTGTACCTATCGGGGCTAACCGCAAGCAGCCGACACGCAGCGGTGACAGCCGGGAAAGACCGGCACCCCCCTAATGGAGATGTGGCAGAGTGGTAATTGCGTTCTGCAACTCCCGGCAGGAACAGCCGTGGGTGAGTGGCCCGGGAGCACACGGCGCACGGAGGTTCGAATCCTCCCATCTCCACCATAGGCGTGATCTCTTGCCTCGCAGCCGCACGGAGCGTAAGCCTGCGAAAGTGGTCTTTCCTGTGCGCTGTACGAAAGCGGCAGGACGAAGAAATTTATATATTGGCTGGCACCGGCTTTGTAAAGATGAACGGATGCGACCGACGTACCGGCGCAGGGCTGAAAAGTTCCGTGGGATACCGGCATTGCTACACTCTGCGCGAGTGCTGAGGCGTTCAATGGATGTGGTGTGGTGGCGGCAATCGTATGATTAGGCCGCTGTGTAAGCAATTCAAACGGAGCGCAATGCTGGGACCCTGTGAAAAGAATAACGCCCAATGTGGGCGGCGTTGTATGCCCCTCAAAATCGAAGGCTTGCGCTTATGCGTGGGGTAATGGTAGAGATTGCGGGGCGGGTAAAGTCTGCTATGTAAGGCCAAGGGGTGGGGGCTGGTAGCAAAACAGGAGGATGGCATGGAAATCACAAAGCGGCGGCTTGCGGATATTGTACCGTATGCCGCAAACGCAAAAAAGTATGATAATCGGCAAATCAACAACGTTGCGGAGAGCATCAAGCAGTACGGATTTGTACAGCCGATTGTGATTGACCGTGACGGCGTGATCGTAATCGGGCATTGCCGCGCTCTGGCGGCGAAGAAACTGGGAATGGAAGAAGTGCCTTGCGTCTGTGTGGATGATCTGCACCGGAGCAGGTAAACGCCCTGCGGCTGGTGGACAACAAGAGCAACGAGAGCGATTGGGACTTTGACCTGCTGGCTGATGAACTGCCTGGGCTGGATTTGTCGGCGTTTGATTTCGACTGGGGGATTGAAAACGAGGATGAGTACGGCACTGATTTTTCCTTGCCGGATGGGGACAAATCGGAAATCTGCCAAATGACATTCACGCTCCATGAACAACAGAAAGAATTGATCGAATATGCTATGACGTGTGTTGAAGATGAAATAACAGAAACGTTTGGCAACGCCAATAAAAACGGGAATGCATTGTATGAGGTGATACGGCAATGGGCAGCGCAAAAGACCTGATTGTAAAAGTTATTCCAAGCAAGGTTGCCGTTCCGTTTGTTAAGGCGCACCATTACAGTGGCAAGGTTGTGAATAACAGCAATTTGCATTTCGGCGTGTTTTACGAAGGCAGACTTCACGGCGTCATGTCCTTTGGCCCGTCTTTGGATAAGTCTAAAATCCAAGGGCTTGTTGAGGGGACAGGGTGGAATGAATTTATCGAATTGAACCGCATGGCGTTTGATGATGTGCTCCCACGCAATAGTGAAAGCCGGGCAATTGCGATTGCGATGAAACTGATCAGAAAAAATGCGCCTCAAATCAAATGGGTAATTTCGTTTGCGGATGGGTGTTCGTGCGGAGATGGGACGATATACCGAGCGAGCGGTTTTGTTTTGACGGCAATCAAACCTAACGGTAATCTGGTGCAACTCCCAAACGGCGAAAAAATACACAAGATGACCCTCGAAAGCAATCCAACATCCCCGCGAAAAGAACTTGGCGGCAAAAGCTATTACGATATAACCGGCGGCAACTTCAATTTCAAAAAATATGTGGCTTATGTCGGCGGTGAGATTTTGACCGGGTATCAACTCCGATATATCTATTTTATTGACCAAACATATAGAGACCGGCTTACCGTTCCTATCATTCCGTTTTCCAAAATCGACGAAATGGGCGCTGGAATGTATAAAGGGGAAAAGGTAACGCAAGCAGAAAGGCACCAGTGACACGGCAATATGCGGCGGTAGTTTAACGGTAAAACATTCCGCATCCTGCGGAAAGATGGCGGTTCAACTCCGACCTCGCTGCTCCAAAATGCCGTGTTATGGTTCCAAAGAAAGGAGGGCGTGTATGGCAAGGCCAAGAAAGGAAATAGACCAGAAGCAGTTCGAGAACCTCTGCGGCCTGCAATGCACGCTTGAGGAGATCTGCGGTTGGTTTGATGTGACTGATAAAACACTGGATAGTTGGTGTAAACGCACCTATCATGCCAGTTTTTCCGAGGTATTTAAGCAAAAGCGAGGAGCGGGGAAAATTTCGCTGCGTCGGAGCCAGTGGCAGCTTGCGGCAAAGAACGCAAGCATGGCTATTTGGCTGGGGAAACAGTACCTTGGCCAGCGTGACGTTGTGGAGATTGGCTTGCCGACTGACAACACGCAGGAGGACGCTTTGAGCGTAAGCCTGCGCGAAATGGCAGAGGGGTTGGAAAGCGATGATTAGCGCAAAGCAGCAGAAGATCCTTGCCTTCCCCTATTCCAAGTATGACGCGCTGATCTGTGACGGCGCGGTGCGTTCCGGCAAAACCTCCATCATGATGTGGGCGTTCGTCCGCTGGGCGATGGAGAATTTCAGCGGCCAGCGCTTCGGCGTGTGTGGCCGCACGGTGGATAGCTGCACCAAGAACATCATCGTGCCGTTTACGGCGATGAGCCTTGCCAAAGAGCGCTATATCATACGCTGGCGGCGCGGCGATAAGGTAATGGAAGTGCGGCGCGGTGCCGTGACAAACTACTTTGAAGTGTTCGGCGGCAAGGACGAGGCAAGCTATACGCTGATCCAAGGCCGCACGCTGGCGGGCGTTCTGCTGGACGAAGTGGTGCTGATGCCGCGCTCGTTTGTGGAACAGGCGCTTGCACGATGCTCTGTAGACGGTGCAAAGCTGTGGTTCTCTTGCAACCCCGGAAGCCCGCACCACTGGTTTTATCAGGAGTGGATTAAGCGACACCGCGAACGGAACACGCTATATCTGCACTTCGAAATGACCGACAACCCCGGTTTGAGTGATAAGACGCTTGCGCGCTACAAAAACATGTATGCTGGCATATTCTATGACCGGTATGTGCGCGGCCTTTGGGTGGCGGCGGAGGGCGTTGTCTACAAGGACTTTGCAAACAACACCGAAAAGTATTTGATTGGGGATCCTTTGAAATGGGCAGAGGAAAACGACACCAAGTTTTCCGTCATTTCCATTGGCGTTGACTTTGGTGGTACAAAGTCCGCGACAAAGTTTCAGGCGACCGGCATTACAAAAGATTATCGTGTGGTCGCGCTGGAAGAAGAATATATCAAGAACGAAGAGGTTGATCCTGATGCATTGAATAGGCGTTTTGCTACGTTCTGCCAAATGGTTACGGCAAAGTACGGATATAGCCAGACGCGGGCAGACAGCGCGGAAACGGTGCTGATTCGCGGGTTAGATCATACCGCGCAGAAAATGCACCTCGGGACGCAGGTAAAGAACGCAATGAAACTGCAAATCACAGATAGAATCAGGCTCGTGGTGCTGCTGATGAAGCAGGGGCGTTTTAAGGTTTCGCGCAACTGCCCCCATCTGATCGATGCACTGCAAACCGCGATTTATGATCCTGATAAGTTTGAGGACGAGCGCCTTGACAATGGGACGTCCGATATTGATAGTTTGGACGCATTTGAGTACAGCATTGAACCTTATTACAAAGACCTGGAACGTGCCGGTCACATGATGGGACGGTGAAAGAGTGAATATTCGCAGAGCATTGAAAGAATTGGGCTTTAATACGGTCGATAGTAAGTTTTACTCGCTGATTAATGTGTGGAAATCGTGGTATGACGGCGATGTGAAAGACTTCCATAGCTATACGGTGTGGAATGGCATCGAAGAACTGGAATGCCACAGATATTCCGTCAACATGGGCAAGAAAGTCTGCGAGGACTGGGCGAACCTGCTGATGAATGAGCGCGTAAATATCACGCTTGAGGGGAAGAAGGAGCAGGAATTTGTAGATGCTATTCTTGCTGATAATAACTGGGAAGTCAAAGCCAACGAATCGCAGGAGAGAAAAGCTGCGGTTGGTACGGTTTCCTATATTCCCCTTATGGAGGGCATGGGCATTGATCCTGACACGGCGGAAATCGTTGACTATGGCAGAATCCGCATTAACTATGTCACGGCGGCAAACATCTACCCGCTGACATGGGATAACGGAGTTATCCGTGAGTGCGCTTTCGCATCGACGAAAAGAGTTGATGATACGGAATACACCTACATTCAGGTGCATCGTCTAAATGGCGGCGAGTACGACATCGAAAACCACCTGTATGATGCAGAGGAAGTCCCGCTGACAAGCGTAAGAGGATTTGAAACAATCCCGCCGGTTGTTCACACGGGGAGCGACAAGCCGCAGTTTGTCATTGACCGCCTGAACATTGCGAACTCTGATGAAGATAACCCTATGGGCGTTGCAGTGTTTGCTTCCGCCATTGACCAGCTCAAAAGCGTTGATATTACATACGATAGTTATGTGAATGAATTTGTGCTGGGGAAAAAGCGCATCGTGGTACAGCCGGAAGCAACCAAGGACATCAACGGTAGGCCAGTCTTTGATAAGCGAGAAACGGTTTACTACGTTTTACCGGAAGATCGCGCAGCCGATGGGAACATCTTGCAGCAGGTCGATATGACGCTTCGCACGGCAGAGTTTAACACCGGTATGCAGGATATGCTTAACGTACTATCGAGCAAGTGCGGATTTGGCGAGAACCATTACAAATTCGACCAGACGAGCATTGCAACGGCCACCCAAGTCATCAGCGAAAACAGCACAATGTTCCGCACGATCAAGAAGCATGAAATTCTGCTCGATCAAGCAATCACGGAGCTGTGCAGAATCTTGCTTCGTATGGGAAACCGATACATGGGCGCTGGGCTTAACGAAGAAGTTGAGATCAGTATTGATTTCGATGACAGCATAATTGAGGATAAAGGACAGGACTTTACCCGCGATATGCAGTTGCTTGGCGCTGGCATCATGAACGATTGGGAGTTCCGCATGAAGTGGCTGAACGAGGACGAGGCAACCGCAAAGGCAGCGCTGCCGAAGATGCAGGACATGACAACCGAAGGCCAAGAGGAGGTAGAGTGATGGGCTATGGAGAAAGCGCCGGTACTTTTTGGATAAACATCGGGACTGAGGAAAATCCGGAATGGGCTTATTTGGGTCAGAGGAAATGATCCGATACCCGTTTACGCCTGAACTGCTTGACGCACTTCCCGAAAAACTGGCGGAGCTGTACCGCGGTCTTGAGGATACGCTGCTGATAGAGATATGTTCCCGGCTCAAGGCTGCGGACGAGCTGAACGAGGTAACGGTGCAGGACATCCGAGCGCTGCGCTCTCACGGCATCGACATCGAGGCGATCAAGAAAGCAATTCGCAAGGCAACCGGCATCAGCGAATCGAAGTTGAACAAGCTACTTGACGATGTGGTAGAGCGTAACCAGAAGTATTATACCGAGCTTATTGACCTTGCACACATCACCCAGCCCGAGACGCTGGTAAGCATAGAAGATACTTGGGCGATATACGAGCAGACAAAGCAAACACTGCGCAATATAACGCGATCAATGGGATTTTTAGTGGACGCTGGGCGCACGATGCTCCCCCCTGCCAAAGCGTACCAATGGGCGCTGGATAACGCTACAATGCAAATCCAAAGCGGCGCGATCAACTACAATCAGGCAATCAAGACGGCGGTAAAGCAGCTTGCAGACAGTGGCTTGAAGGTCGTTGACTACGAGAGCGGCCATCGAGATCATATCGATGTGGCGGCGCGGCGGGCGGTAATGACAGGCGTTTCCCAAATCTGCGCAAAGTACACGGAGCAATCCGCGGAATATCTTGAGACACCGTATTTTGAGGTTTCTGCCCATTCCGGCGCGCGCGACAAGCCGGGGCCGTCTCCGTGGTCAAGCCATAAGAACTGGCAGGGAAAGGTTTACAGTGTCCGCGACGGGGATATTTACCCGAGCATCTATAAGGTTTGCGGTCTTGGTGCTGTTGATGGTCTGGAAGGTGCAAACTGCCGACACAGGCGGTTCCCGTGGGTGGAGGGTGTTTCTGAACGGACATACACTGACGACCAGCTCAAGCATATAGACGATGGACTGGGATGCACCTACGACGGAAAAACATACACAGCGTATGAAGCAACGCAAATGCAGCGGCGTGTGGAACGGGAGATTCGAAAGCTCAAGCGCGAGAAAGCCGCCTACAAAGCCGCAGGATTGCATGAAGACGAGACAGCGGTAAACATACGGCTACGGCGGCTAAACGCTAAATACAAGGCGGTCAGCGCGGAAGCTGGACTGCCGGAGCAACCGGAGCGGATGCGCGTCTATTTTACGGATGACGCAACAATCAAAGCGGCAAATTCCATAAAAACGCAACGAGCAAAAGTGGCAGAGGCTTACGCTAAAGACGATAGCGACACTCTTAAGTTTTTCGGCGCAGACGCAAGAGATAACTTGAATTCTATTGTGAAAAGACGTACAATGAAGCTGGAAAATGGCATTGCGTGCTTCCCGGACGGTGACCCGCTGAATGAAAACGTTAAAAGGGTAAAACCTCTTAAAACGTATTTTGACGTCGCTATGCACGGAAGCCAGACGGCAGTCGGATTTGGTACAAAAGAACTCAATATGTCACCGCGCTTACTTGCCGCAGTCATTCGGCATAGTAAAGGGTGGAATGGCCAGAAAGTTCGTTTGCTATCTTGCAGCACAGGCGCACGCATGGAAAACGATTATTGCTTTGCAGAAGAGCTGGCAAATGCACTTGGCGTTGAAGTGAAAGCCCCAGACGATGTGCTTTTTATTTCCGGTGCTGGCGTACTGAAAGTAGGAACACATGGGGAAGGAAATATTTTGCCGTTTACCCCAAATCAAAGAGGAAGGAGAAAGTGACATGGATTTCGGTTTTTTTAAAGGATTGCCATACAAGAATTCTATTGAGAATTTTGAAGACTATAAGAAATACAAAAATAGTATCCCAAAAGAAGCGATTTTAAGCCACATTTCCTCCCTCGATGCCGGGCTGACATCGTTGCCCAGTTTTGATATGTTTACTGGCGAAGAACTTCACGCAGGTATGTTTTGGGACGGTAAATTCACCTTCCCGTATGAGTTTCTGCATTACTACAAGAATTATGACATTGGCATCCCCTATGAGTATGAAGCGTATTTGAAAGAAATCGGGGTGGGCTGATGGATGATAAACTGATGCAGACCATCGAGGCTATTATCCGGCGCGGCAACGATGTGGAGATCCGGCGCAAGGGTGACGGTTACATCGTGTTAGAAGTCAAAAAAACAATCAAATATTCAACTCCCGCGTAATTGGGCGTGGGAAAGGGCAATAGGAGCCAACTGACTACGATTTGTAGCCGGTTGGCTCTTTTGTTTAAGTAAAACCCGCGAAGCACAGCGGTTTTTATAAAAACTATCGTCCGCAAAGAAACGCGGCCAAAGAAAAGGAGATAGTGTCATGGCACTTACACGCAAACTTTTGAAGGGTATGGGCCTTACTGATGAGCAGGTAGATACCATCATCGAAGCGCATACCGACACTGTGGACGGTCTGAAAGCGGATGTAAGCCGATACAAGGCCGATGCGGAGAAACTGCCAGGCGTCCAGAAGCAGTTGGATGACCTCAAGGCAGCGGGTGACGGCGGCTATAAGGAAAAGTACGAGAAGGAACACTCGGACTTTGAAGCTTATAAGTCCGGCGTCACGGCAAAGGAAAGCAAGGCGGCGAAAGAAAAGGCCGTGCGTGCTTACTTTGAGAGCAAAAACATCACCGGCGCAAATCTCGACCTCGCCATGCGCGGATGTGGAGAGGAAATGGCGGCGCTGGAGCTGGACGGTGAAAAAATCAAGGACACTAAGGCCCTTGATGCGCTTGTGGATGGCACCTATAAGGGGCTTGTTGCCAAGGCATCCGTCCGCGTGGACATGGGCGGCCGTCTTAACGATGGCGGGAAGCCGATGACCAAAGACGAGATCATGAAGATCACCGACAGAGCGGAGCGGCGGGCTGCAATCGCCGCAAATATGGATTTGTTTAGAAAGGAAGAATAAAAATGGCTGCTGATCCTAAGCTCATTAAGAAAGCTGACCTCGCGCGTGTGCGCGAAATCGAATTTACCGAAATGTTCGGTTATTCCATCAAGCAGTTGATGGAGGCTCTGGGCGTTACCCGCAAGATCGCCAAGCAGGCCGGTACTGTGCTCAAGAGCTACAAGGCTACCGGCACTCTGGAAGACGGCGCTGTGGCCGAGGGCGAGACCATCCCTCTGAGCAAGTACAAGACCGAGGCTGTGAACTACAAGGAGATCACCTTGAAGAAGTGGCGTAAGGCCACTTCTGCCGAGGCAATCACCGATCGCGGCTACGATCAAGCCGTCGAAATGACCACCGATGAAATGCTGAAGGACGTGCAGAAAGGTATCCGCAAAGATTTCTTCGGCTTCCTCGCAACCGGTACTGGCACGGCCAGCGGTGCTACCTTCCAGGCGACATTGGCTCAGGCATGGGGCCAGCTGCAGGTGCTGTTCGAGGATGACGAGATCGGCGCAGTGTATTTCATGAACCCGCTGGACGTTGCGGACTATCTCGCAACTGCCAACATCACCCTGCAGACCGCTTTTGGCATGACCTATGTCGAGAACTTTCTCGGTATTGGCACTGTGATTTTGAACTCCAGCGTCCCCAAGGGCAAGATTTACGCCACCGCCAAGGACAACATCGTCCTGTACTACATCCCTGTGAACGGCGCAGATCTGGGCGAGGTGTTCAACTTCACCACCGACGCCACCGGTTATATCGGCATCCACGAGGAACCCGATTACACCAACATGACCGCATCCGATACCGTTATCAACGGCATGGTGCTGTTCGCCGAGCGCATTGACGGCGTGGTTGTCGGCTCCATCACTCCGGCAGTGGGGGGCTAACTGAACTGCTGAATAAGCCTGACCCTGACACCCCGGCTTTCTCCGGCATGACAAAAGCTGAAATGCTTGCGTATGCCGATGAAAACGGGGTGAAAGGGGTCAGCAGTTCGATGAAAAAGGCTGAAATTCTCGCAGTTTTGGAAGGAGGGCACTGATGACTTACGCAGACTTTGAATACTACTCCGGCACTTACATGGGCGCTGTGAGTGAAAATGTCTTCCCGCGTCTTGTTGTCCGCGCCAGCTCCTTCCTCGATTACTACACGCGCAACAGAGCGCAAGACAACGCTGATCTGGATGCGGTAAAGATGTGCTGTTGCGCGCTGGTTGACAAGTATGCGGTCATCGAGGCGGCGCAGGCGCTTGCCGTGAAGAACCTTGCAAACGCTGCGGCAAATGACGCGGAAGTCAAAAGCGAAACGGTAGGCAGCTATTCCAGAACACTTGCAACGGGCGGGGAATCCGCCTTGTCTGCACTCAATGCGACGGACGGGGCAAAGAAACTGCTTGCGGAAACGTGCATGGAATACCTTGCTCATACCGGGCTGTTGTATCGGGGAGGGGGGTGCTGCGGTTGTACGCGCCCCACACTATAACGGTCTACAACTCCGTGCAGGAGACTGACCCGGCGACTTTTGATGAAATCACAAAGCTGTATGTGACCATCCTGCGCGGCGTTATGCTGCAGGCCAGCAAGGCAGTCAACGTGCGCGAAAGCGGACTTGAGAGCGCAGACGCGGTAAACCTGTACATTCCGTTTTCCGTGAAAGCGGTGGACGGCACGACAGGCAAGGCCAAAACTTACGCGCCCCCGCAGGCGTTTCTTGCAACGGCGGACAAGTCCGGGCTGTGGACGCTGTCTGTGAACGGTAACGGCGGGCTGACGTTCTTTGTGAAAGGCGAGTTTGTTACAGACAAAGAGGACGTGGCTATGGCACAGGACGGCTGCTACAACGTGACCAAAGTGGACGAGAAAGATTTTGGCAGCGTGGATATGCAGCATTGGGAAGTCGGAGGGGCATAAAATGTCGCTCAAGTTTTCTGTTGACGTGTCCGGCATGGACGAGGTAAAGCGGCAGCTTGCAAGGGCCTGTGGCCGCGCAGAACACGTTTTGGCGCAGCAGGTGATGAAAGATACCATCCCCTTTGTGCCTGCGCTTACAGGCTCTCTGACGCAGAGAACACGGGTGGTAGGCAACGAGGTCATTTACCCCGGTCCATACGCCCGCTTCCTGTACTACGGTAAGGTAATGGTAGACCCGGCGACCGGCAGCACATACGCCCCAAAGGGCGGGCACAAGGTGGTCACAGACCGAAATCTTGTATTTAACACAACAATGCACCCGCAAGCACAGAGCCATTGGTTTGAGGCTTCCAAAGCGCAGAACATGGAGAAGTGGGTGCGGGTGGCAGATAAGGCGGTGAAGAAATTTGGAAAAGAATAAAAAAGCCGTGCCTGCGGCGGAAGAGGATCAGGTATCGCGCAAGCTGCTTGTGTGGCTGAACACATACCCGGAGCTGCCAGTCGACCTTATCCGCTTTGAGTTTCTTCCCGCCGACACTTCCGCTATGGCGATGTCGACCATTCAGGCGGCTTACATCGTGCGGAAGTATATCACCGGCGGTTATGTGGCGGATTATCAGTTCAAGATAATCTACCGAGTGAAGCCGGGGAACAGCAACGACAAACGGCTCAAGGCTGACGAACTGTTGAACGCTATCGGGGATTGGGCAAATGGTCAGAAGCCCGACATTGGCGATGACAAGCGCGTTATCAGCATGGAGCCGACCACGCGATCTTCCCTGTTTGCCATGTATGAAAACGGGGACGAAGATCACCAAATCCTTATGAAACTGAATTACGAGGTGAATGTATAATGGCAGATTTGGAATTCAACACCACGGTAGGCCAGACCATTGACCGCGAACTGCTCATTGCGTATTTGAACACCGGCACTGCGTCCGCCCCTGCGTGGAGCGCTATCGGTAAGCGCGTCGAGGACAGCAGCGAGGAAATGGACTGGGGCACCGATACTAAGCAGGACATTCTGGGTCACACTTTTACAACCATGAAGAAGCCCACCATCACGCAGACCTTTGATCCCATCCCCTTGGATGCGGGCGATGCTGCGGCGGTGAAGATGTGGAACCTGGCAGTAAAAGACCAGGATGCCCAGGCGCTGGCAAATCAGGACATGATGATCGGCCACTTCTACGCCACCAGCGGCGAGGCGATGTTTGCGGAGCGCTACGACGCTTGCGCTATTGCCATCACCGGCATCGGCGGCGAGGGCGGCGGCACCCTGAATATCACCAGCGAAATCACCTACGGCGGCACCCGCACTGTGGGTACCGTGAAGAAGGGCAGCAGCGGCGCTATTGAGTTTACTGCGGCCTAAATAAAGGGGCGGGCAACCGCCCCTGTTTTGGAGGGAACACATGAAGGAATTGACAATCACCACCGGCGTACAGGAATACCACCTGAATGACAAATGCACGGTGTATTTTAATCCCAGTGATCCGGCGTTTGCAGACAAGCTTTACACAGCGTTTGACGCGCTGAAAAAGAAGCAGGATGCGCGAGACGATAACGTAGAAAAAATGAGCGCCCGCGAAATGTTTGACTGGCTCCGAAATATGGACGCCGAAATGCGCGAGACTATTGACGGGGTGTTTGAGCAGCCGGTGTGTGGGCCGCTGTTTGGCAACGTGAGCGTTTACGCTATCGCTGACGGTGCGCCCCTGTGGATGAACCTGATGGTTGCCATCATGGACGAGCTGGACGAGGGGATTAAGCGTGAAAAGGCTTTTCACAGTGAGAAGCTTGCAAAGTATACGGCCAAGTACCACAGATGATGTACGACCTTCCTACGAGCCTTGAGGTGTGTGGAACGGAATATCCAATAGAAACGGATTTCCGCGTGATACTGGACATATTCTCGGTGCTGTCTGCTGTGGAACTAACGAGCGAAGAAAAGTGCCTTGGCGTGTTGGGGATGTTTTACCCCGGGTTTTTCACTATGCCTGGGGAGCACGTGGAAGAAGCGATAAAACAGTGCTTTTGGTTTATCAATGGCGGAAATGAGGAAACGCAAAAAAAATCAACCAAGTTGATGGACTGGGAACAGGACTTTCGACTGCTCATCGCCCCAATCAACCGCATAGTGGGGCAAGAGGTGCGGGCGCTTCCGTATCTGCACTGGTGGACGTTTCTTTCGTACTACGGAGAAATCGGGGATTGCTACTTCGCGCAGATCGTGCGCATACGCGATCTGAAAGCAAAAGGCAAGCTAAAAGACAAAGCCGACAGGGAGTTTTACCGCAGAAACCGCGACGTTATCGACATCAAGCGACGGTACTCGGAGGCGGAGGAAGAAATCATTAAAGGCTGGACGTAAAAAGCCGCCCCGGAGGGCGGCTGCGCGGCGGTCAATGATTTGCAATAAATGTAATGTCGTTGCCAGACCAAAAGTCCGGGGTAAAACGGATTTCAAGCGTTTTCCAATCGGCGGGGACTTCGTAGCCTATTACGCCAGACATCTTTTTCCCGGCTGCAACAGTGCCGTCCATTTGGTCTTTGTCTGCGGCTAATGTGCCGGTCATGCTCATGTTTGTGGAGTAGTCATCGACATACGCTTCGAAGGACATTATAGAGCTTATGGAAATATCTTTGCTGGATTTGTTTTCAATGGCAAATTCGCAAAATAGAAAAACGTTGCCGCTGTCTGGTGTGTAAAAACCTTCTCCGCTTGATTGGGTGCAAGACACAAATGTGACTTCAATGTCTTTAAGGGAGACAACGTCACCAACTGCAAATTCCGTTTTCTGCGGAGCAGTTGATCCGTTTCCGCCTTTTGCGCCTGTATCCCCAACCTTTTCTGGGGAGTTCCCGCCAAGCGCAGTGCCAATAATGCCGATAGCAATAAACACAGCTATAACGATCAGCACAACCGGTTTTTTCTGTTTGGCCCCGCAGGCAGGGCACACTTTCGCAGATTTTGCAATATCTGCGCCGCAGGTCTTGCACTTAGTCATTTTGTCCATTTTCTTCCGCCCTCCAAGAAGTTTTTTGTGGTTTGTTCATAGTACCACATAAATACCATAAAAGCAAGTAGGTGATTATATGGCAAACGCGGACGGCTCCGTTATCATCAAGGCCGACATTGACGATAAGCAGGCGCAGAAAGAACTCAATGCGCTGGAAAAGAAAATAGAAGCGCTGCAGGAAAAGCTCACCAACAAGAAATCCGCGCGAGATACTTTGTTTAACCAAGCCAACAACCTGGGCGCACAGCTTGACCAAGCAAAGGCCAAACTGGCGCAGATGAAGGGCGGCGGCGAGTTCTTCACCAGCGACGCTATCAAGCAGCAGGAGGCCGCTGTAGCGTCTATGGAAAAAGAATGGAACGCCATGAATGACAAACTTGACAAGCAGAACGCCGCTATCCGCGAGGGCGAAGCGGAGCTTGACCGAATGAAAGCAAAGGCCGGTGAGTTAGGTAAGCAGCTTGGCAATACCGGCAAGAACGCAGGAAAAATACAAGAAGGGTTAGACAAAGCATCCCAGGGCATGGAGGCGTTCACAAAGCGCGTAAAAATGCTGGCAAAGCGGGCGCTGGTCTTTACCATCATTGCCCGTGCGTTGGCGGCCCTCCGGGATTGGCTGGCGGACGTGGTGGCCGTAAACGGCGAAGCACGGGACGCTATTGCGCAGCTCAAGGGTGCGCTACTGACGCTGGCACAGCCGCTTGTGCAGATCATCATCCCGGCGTTTACTGCGCTGGTTAAGGTACTGGCTACGGTGGTTTCGTTTATCGCAAATATTGTATCCGCCCTATTTGGAACAACGGCAAAAGAAAGCGCAAACGCGGCAAAGTCCCTGAATGACCAGAAAAACGCATATAAAGGCGTGGGCGGAGCGGCAAAGTCTGCCAGTAAGCAGCTTGCGTCGTTTGATGAGATCAACAAGTTAAGTGGCGAAGGTGGCGGCGGATCCGGCATTATTCAACCGGATTTCAGCACGGCGGCAAATTTCGCATTTCTTGATAAAATCGCGGACAAGCTCAAGAAGATAGGGCAGGACATTGTAAACCTGTTTAAGGATGTCACCGGGTTTATCGGCAACGTATTCTCCGGGGATTGGGGCGCGGCTCTGGACAACATCATCAACTTTGTAAGCCACGCCCGTATTTTGCTGGCCGATTTGCTGGACTTTGTTGGGTATATCTTTGGAGCGATCATAGACACCATCATAGAAAAGTGCGGTCTTGCGGGTACTCCGGTAGGAGATATGTTGACCGGCATTAAGGACATTGTGCAGGGCGCGCTGGGGCTTATTTCCGGCATACTGACAGGCGACTTAGAAAAAATGAAACAGTCGGTTATCCAAATGCTTACCGGCGTGAAAACCTTTGTGTTTGGTATTTGGGACTGGTTCAAACTGGGACTGACAAGTCTGCTGGACTGGCTGGACGGAAAAACAAACGGACGTTTCCACGAAATCATTGAACTGGCGAAAACCTATGTCAGCGATGTTATTGATGGCGTCAAACAAATTTTTGGTGGCTTTATTGATTTTCTGACCGGCGTGTTTACGCTGGACTGGGAAAAAGCGTGGGAAGGCATCAAAGAAATTTTCCGTGGCATTTGGAATACCATTGTCGGCGTTTTGGAGGCAGCTGTAAACCTCATCATCAAGGGCATCAACTGGCTTATTAGTAAGCTAAATTCCCTCCAAATTAAAATCCCAGATTGGCTCGGAGGAGGCTCTTTTGGGTTTAACATTAGACCCATTGCAGAGCTGCAAATCCCGAGACTTGCTAAGGGAGCAATTATCCCGCCAAATCGCGAGTTTATGGCGGTGCTGGGCGACCAAAAGCAAGGGACAAACATCGAAGCGCCAGCAGATCTTATCCGTCAGATTGTACGCGAAGAGATAAACAACTTTGGTGGCGGAGAGGACATCACGATTAAGTTCACCGGTGACCTTGCACAGCTGGCGCGTGTCTTGTCTCCTGAAATCACGCGACAGCAAAGAAATAGACAGCGTGCGCTGGGGGTGTAAGAATGGCAAAACCGTATTTCAAAATTGACGGGACAGACATTATGCATTTAATCGAAAATGGCGGCATCGTTTGGACAAGAAGCGATTTGGATAGTGACAAGGCTGGAAGAACAATGGATGGCACGATGCATCGCGGACGGGTAGCCATTAAGTATAAGGCAACTGTAAAATGCCTGCCATTGCATCGCGCAGACGAGATTGATCTGATGAGGTTGATCCTTCCGGAGTTTGTAATTGTTGAGACAAATTTGCATCCGCTACATGAAATTGTATCTGCACAGTATTATTCAAATAATGTGCCGTCTACGATTTCTACGGTTGATCCTGAAACCGGTGAATCCATCTGGACAGACATTACATTCCCGCTTGTCGAAAAGTAAAGGAGCAGAAAAATGCAACAGACATCTGCACTATACAAGGAATTACTGGCTGGGGACTATACCGTTGAAACAAGAGTTGCAATTGGGGAATCAGGACTTCTCGTAGAAAAAACAGGAGATCATATAACGTTTGGCGGTACACGAATACTTATAGCGACTTCTGGCGCCGATGGAGGATACGGGGCAAATATGCTCTCAAGTGTGGAAACATCTGGGGGCCTATTTGATGGAGATGAGCCGTCCTGTGGGAACTGCATTAGTCGTGAAGTAAACATAAAAATGTTAAAGCCGATTGGGCAGATACCTGGTCTTTCCCGTGTCGGAATTTATGCAAGAATCACAGACGGCACACGTGCTTCTGAATGGCTCCCTCAAGGCGTTTTCTTCATCGATTCGATTGAAGAAGATGCAGAAGACGATGATGTTAGATGGCTTCGCATCCACGGATACGATGCACTTCTGTTTTCTGAACAAGATTACCCGTCAAACACAAATCTAACGTGGCCTGCAAAGGACATCGATGTTGTAAGAGAAATTGCATCGGCTCTTGGCGTTACGGTGGATAAACGCACAAAAAACGCAATGAAAAACGCATACCTCGTGCAATATAACACTACATATTCGTGTCGAGAGTATTTGTCGTATATTGCAGCAATGTATGCAGGCTGCTTTATCATGAGTGAAACCGGAGAACTGCAACTCGTTTGTTTTTGGGACATACCGAAGGAAACGAGATACCTGATCGACAATGCTGGATTTGCCATAACGTTTGGAGGTGACAGAATCGTTGTCTGATGTAATAAACGTAAGAAAAAACGTATCATCGTTAGAAAAACAAAACACGTTTGATGGATATTCTAAGGTCACGATTTCCGTGTCAGACGAAATGGAATATAACGCAGGCACCGATACAGGACAAACGCTGAGACTGTTTTGCCCGTGGGGCACACAAGAAATGGCAAATAGAATTTTGTCGAGCGTCCGAGGATTCCAGTATCAACCGTACACGGCATCAGGCGCACATATTAACCCTGCGGTAGAACTTGGTGACGCATTTTCCGGTGGAAGCGTATACGGTGGCATTTATAAAAAAGAAATTTTGCATGGGCCTTTATATACGGCCAACATTTCCGCCCCGGGTGGGGAAAAAATCAACTACAAGTACGAATACAAGTCCCCTACTATACGGAAAGCGGAGCGGCAATATAAGGAGACTAAAGCAAACCTACTTGTTGTTGCCGACCGAATCGGTGCGGAGGTGGAGGCGCGAAAAGCGGACGACGAGACGCTGCGGGCGGCGCTAAACATCCAGGCCGGGGAAATCAGTGCCAAGGTAGACCGCAAGGGCGGAGATAATGCGAGTTTCGGATGGAGCCTGACAGCGGACGGATGGACGCTGACCAGCAAAGGCGGTACGGTGCTGAAAGCCGATAAAAGCGGGCTGAGTGTTACGGGTAAAATCACCGCCACCAGCGGCGTTATTGGTGGCTTGACGATCAAAAACGGATATCTGAGTACCAACGGCCAGACATGGGGCGGCACGAATACCAACGGCATTTATTTTGGCCCAAACGGTATCCAGCTTGGCAAGTATTTCGCGGTTGACAGCGGCGGCAATCTGACCGCATACAGCGGCAAATTTTTGGGAACGGTGCAGGCTGGGAGCATCGACTACGGCGGCAGCGCTGGGTATTTTGACGGAGCGGGACTTGCAAGCTTTTCTGTGGGCGGCAGTCAGATCGGAACAGATGCCATTGTGAACAGGCATATCACGTCCGGGTCAGTCTACCCAAGCACATGTAATAGCACAATCAACGGTTACTTTGCGGATGTGATCTATGCAAATAAGGTCGTAACCGGGCAAGTTCAATCCGAAAAGCTGTGGGCGAACAGGATGTACGCCGCTATCGCAGAAATATCCTCGCTAACTGTTGCGGGAAACAATTTTATCATTAACGGCGACAGTTATAGGCCGATGAAGAAAGATGCGGCAACTTATGTGATTGGGAGGGCGTAGAGCTATGCCAAAATTCAAAATTGCCAATGGCACTGCGTATGACTGCCCATTTTGTGGTTTGGCGTCTGTTGGCATATTGTACGTGGATATTCTGGGAGTGACTCTGATAGACGCTTTGACTGCGTTCAGCGCGTCCGCCAACACTCGGCACATGGAATACATTGCGGGCGGCGAAACGACAGTCTATGACGGATACACGAAGGTTATCGGCGTTGAATACGCCTACAACGATTCCAGCGCCGTGCGTGTAGCGCTGCGGCGACCGTATGAGGGGGAGAAATAATGCACATGAAGGAAACCTTATCTGCCATCATCACCACACTGAACGGTGTGGAGGTACGGGGTAAAAGCAACCTTGACCGGCTGTTGGCGTGTATCAATGCGCTGGAAGCGCTGACGGCGGCGATGAATACTGAGAACAAGGAGGACGCTGACAATGGCTGATAAAGCGATATCCGAGCTGGTAGCAGCGGAGCAGATCAAGTCAACGGATATGTTCGTGCTGGAACAGGACGGCACGGCAAAGCGCCTGCAAGGGCAGACGCTATTAAACTGGCTGACGGCGGCGGCTGACGGTCACGGCGGTATTTCCAATATTGCCAAAACCGGTACGGATGGGCTTGTGGATACCTACACCATTACGCTGGCCGACACTACCACGAAAACCTTTACCGTGACAAACGGCAACGGCCTGACAAACTTTGAAAAACTGTCCACGGTGGGGCTGGTGGACAACTACCGCTTTACGCGCACGGACGGGACTTTCTTTGACTTCTCCGTGTACAACGGAGCCAAGGGCGACAAGGGTGATGACAGCCACGTGTGGATTAAATACGCCAGCCAGCAGCCCACGGCGGACAGCCACAGCATGGGCGACCTGCCGGATGCGTGGATGGGCGTGTATTCCGGCACGGCGGCAGAAGCCCCGGATGACTGGCAGCAATACACGTGGTATCAAATCAAGGGAGAAAAGGGCGACACCGGAGCCGCCGCCACTGTGACGGGTACAACGGTGGAGTACATGGTATCTGATTCTGGGACAATTGTCCCCAGTGGCAGTTGGAGTACGGTAATCCCCACCGTACCGCAGGGGAAGTACCTGTGGACGCGGGTTACGACCACCTTTAACACCGGCAGTCCAGCTGTCAGCTATTCCGTGACGCGGATGGGACTTGACGGAACAGGGTCTGTCAGTACTGTCAACGATAAATCTCCGAACGAGAGCGGCAACGTGACACTGACCGCTACGGACATTACCACAAGCGGGGGCGGAAGCGTACAGGCTGCGTTGGATGACAAGCAGGAGACGCTGACCCCCGGGGAGAATATCTCCATCAGCGGCAGCGTGATCGCTACCAAGGCGTTTCCGTGTAACCCCAACCTGCTGGATAACGAAATTTTCCAAGTATGGCAGCGATACCCGGAGGGAACATACACTGGCGTTCCAGATATGACGTATATTGCAGACAGGTGGATGTTCAAAAGCTCAGACGGAAGTATTACAAATACAATAACCAAGGCTGGGTATTACGGTATAAAAAATGCAAGTGGCCCGAATGTGCGAGTGTTCCAACGCCTTGAAAATGCGGCGCAGTACAATGGGAAACTCCTGACGCTTAGTGTTTTGAAGGGCGACGGTAGTTTGCCTTCCCGGACAGTGGTTGCGTCCGGCTGGACGGAAACAACAGATATTTTTGCCGTTTTCGCACATGGACTTGAGTGGTTGCTTACGGGCGATACATGGCTTGCCGCAAAACTCGAACTCGGCACACAGCAGACGCTGGCCCATCAGGAAAACGGCGTGTGGGTACTGAACGAGATTCCCAACTACGGAGAGCAGTTGAGGAGATGCCGGAGGTACTTGAGGCCAGCAGGATATAACTTTATTGTGTCAAATAATTCAGCAGGAAACTGGTATGGCTCCACGCCATTTAGTAACTCCGAACCCATGAGGGCAGTACCAGTAATCGTTAACGGCGACTATAAGCCCCAACCAGTCAGAGACGTTACCGGCGGCCAGTGCGCAACCATAGACGCTGTATTCACCCCCGGCATATATGGCCAGTTCACTGTACAGCTATCACCGCTCGGAAGCACAATTCCTAACTACGTTTACATTGATTCGTCCGGGTTCAATCCGCTGCTGTCGGCAGAGCTGTAAGGAGGTGACCGAATGGAAGCATGGACAAATGTCGGCGTGCCGCTGATCGTGGCGCTGCTGACCTCCACCGCCCTGTGGGGCGTGGTGAGCAAGGTGATCCTCAAGCGGATGGAGCTGACGGCCAAGCGCAGCAAGGCGGACGAGGCGGAGCGGAAGATGCTGGTTGGGCTGGCCCACGACCGTATCATCCACCTCGGCATGGCTTACATCGAGCGGAGCTACGTCACACAGGACGAGTACGAGAATTTGCAGGTGTACCTCTACGAGCCGTATGAGGCGATGGGCGGCAACGGCAGTGCGCGGCGCGTCATGGAGGAAGTGCGGAAGCTGCCTATACGGTGAGGCGATGTTGCACGCCGCGGTGAAACAAAAAGCCGCGGCCAAAATAAAGTGGAGGTGCGAGAATGGACCGTTTGACAGATATTAAAAAAAGACTCCTGGCAACGACGCCGGGAGTCTGGGGAGTGGTAGAGCAGGATGATGATGGAGACTGGATCGTGAGTGGCGCGGATGGCACCTACATCGCGCAGACCAGTTATGACGGGCTCAGCGTTACCACGAGGGAAACTTGCAGAGGTGATGCTGAATTTATCGCCCACGCAAAGGAAGATATCGCGTTCTTGTTGGAGAAATTAGAAGTATATTTCAGGGAATAGCTTCGGCTTGACGCGATAAAACATGAACAGGCCGACAGGCCAGAAAGGAATCTGTTATGAAGCTGAACAACAAGGTATATGACATCATGAAGTGGCTGGTCATCATCGTCATGCCCGCCGTGGCTACGCTGTACGCGGCGCTGGCGGCGGTGTGGGCTTGGCCCTACGCAGACGAGGTGGTGACCACCATCACCGCCGTGGACACGTTCCTTGGCGCGGTGCTGTGCATCAGCACGGCGCAGTACCACAAGGAGGCGAAGAACGATGGCTAAGCGGGTGTATCTGTCTCCCAGCGACCAGCGGAGGAACACCTACGCGGTGGGCGACACCACCGAGGCCATCCAGTGCGGGCACATTGCCGAGGCTTGCAAGGCCGCTCTGGAGCGCTCCGGTGTGGAGGTGATGCTGGGGCAGTACGACACCATGCAGAACCGTGTGGCGGCGTCCAACCGCTTCAAGGCTGACCTGCACGTTCCCATCCATTCCAACGCCTGCAACGGCAAGGCCAGCGGTACGCACCTGTTCTGTTACAGCGGTGACCGGAACAGCGCCGGGTACAAGGCGTGTCA